ATCATATACATTTCAAAGAAAGTATTCTGAAAAAAATCAATATGATCAATTTTCAGTGCTCAATAAAAATAGAATTGAACAACCAGTTACCGAATTTTATAGCGTAACTACACCTGACCATATAATAATTACATATGAGTTTGTGATATGGACTGATTCTACCGAGCAGAACAATGAACTAATTCAATTATTTAATTTCGCCACTCATGAGTATTGGGGAGAAAAGAATAAATATAAATTTAGGACAGAGATATCTGATTTTTCCAATCAAGTAGAGGTTCCAGCCGATCAAGATAGGGTTATTAAGACTACATTCAATTTAACTGTGTATGCTCACTTGCTACCGGAAAAATTTGAAAACAACAAATTGACGGTTCAACAAATGATATCACCGAAAAAGATAGTAATAAAAGAGAATGTGTTCGGTATACAGCCTACACAAACCACTGGCGTATCAAATGAATTCGTTAATCCTAACAAGAATAAAGCGAATAACCCAAATGTTTCTCCGATAAAATTTATAGAATAATGTTGTTTTGGAATTCTATATATACTTATATATATGGAAAAAACACCTATACAATTATCGAAAGAGGAACTTGACAATATTAACGACATCGGAAATTCATATCGAAACACGGTTATGAAATTTGGAGAATTGCAATTGGAAAAAATTGAAATTCAACATCTAATAGAAACACTCAATCAACGCGAAGAAAAGTTAGTCGGTGATATAAACGAGCTAAAGGTCAAAGAAAAAACAGCAATAAATTCAATACTAGAGAAATACGGAGAAGGCTCATTATCTCTAAAAGATGGTACTTTCATACCAGCGTAACATTATCAAATTTTTTTAAATAAAAAATATAATTTTGATTTTTGTTGGAATATTTATATTTAGCAACAGATCAATATTTTCAACAATAAAAGGAACCATAAAATATGCCAATACAAGAAGGTGGAAGATTCACACCAAATGCACAAATAGTATCTCCAGGTGTTTTCACCAGAGAATTAGACCAATCATTTCTGTCACAGGGAGTTGATTCAATCGGTGGAGCAATTGTTGCCCCCTTCTCAAAGGGACCAGCGTTCGCTCCAACAAAAATAACCACACAAGGAGATCTAGAAGCAGTATTCGGTGCTCCGGACGGTGTATTATACGGACCATATACCGCTCAACAATATTTACAGGAACAAGGTGTCGTAACGATTGTTCGTGCTGGTGGATTGGGAGGATATGAACAAAAAGCACCACTGGCAATTATTGCTCAACCTGGTCAATATACAAGATTTACCGAATCCGGTTCATACAGCGGAAGTTTGGTTAACGTAGTCGTTACTACAAGTGTTAGCGCATCCGCATCGATCAGTGGTTTGATATATGGTCAATTCTATACCGGAGCATATTCGGGGTCAAATATACAGATAGGAACCATTAGCGCATCAATAATAAACCCACAGATCAGCGCATCTGTATTAATCAGCGGATCATTAACCGCTATTGCTATATCTGGTTCAAATATCGGACATACCGGAGCATTACTAACTACAGCAAAAATAACATCATCTACTCTATGTGGAAACGTTGTTTACTTCGCATCTGGTTCATTGAATGGTGCATACGGATTACTAAATCCTGCCGCATTCGTTCCAGATGGAATAGATTATGTTGATAGTTGTGGTTTATTAGTTACTGGTTCTTCAAGTAGACGAGAAAAAGTTCTCGCTGTATTGGCTAATACTGCATATGATACCGGTCAAAATTTATATGGTTTCTCCGGTTCTGTACTTACTTCCGGTTCAACCATATCAGCAGATTTCTCGCTACAATTAAATACCGCTCACCTAGATTCTACATCTGGATTAGTACTTTCTTCTTCGTATGGTACATATAGCTTCTCACTAGATAGCTCATCACCAAAATACATAACTAACGTATTCGGTCATGATCCAACAGCTGGGTTTATACCTGTCGCCACTGGTGCTAAAATAGAGGCGGCTTACACATATAAGATCTTCGAGAACTCTATTGATTATGTAGTTCCGCAATTAGTTAATTCCGGTTCGTGGAGAATCTCTGTTCGTCCAGTTACAAGTGGATTAAAATTTGTGCAAGACGGAGTTACACCAGGATTAGAAGATTCTGCGTATGACATTACAAATGCATATACACCATGGATCAACTCACAAAAAGTAGCACCGTTCAGTGGTTCTGTTGGATCACCATCAACAACCAGCTATAACTTGTTTAAGGTTCACACAATGACCGATGGAACACCATCAAACACATTGTATAAGGTTGAAATTTCCAATGTCAAATCTGCCGGAAGTGTTCCTGGAAGTGATTATGGATCATTTACATTATCCGTTAGAGATTATACAGATACAGATAAGAAACCATTGTATATGGAAATATATCAGAACCTGAATTTGAATCCAGATTCTGCTGATTTCATTGCTCGTAGAATTGGTGACCGTTATAGCTATATCAATGCTAACGGAAAGATATTGGAATTTGGTGATTATTCAAATCAGAGTCGCTATATTCGTATAGAAATGACTAATAGCCCATATCCAAAATCATCTATCCCATATGGTTTCGATGCATATGCCGCACCAACAGGTGGATCTCTAGTTACAGTAAAAGCATTCCCAAAGATGACCTTTACTAGCGCATCAACATATAGCAAACAAACAGGAAAATATTGTTCAGGTATCGTATTCCAATCAGCACCAGCTGGTGCTGATGATGAGTTATCTGGATTATACCCAGATGGATCTGCTGAAGGTTCCGAGCGAGATAACAAGACATATTTCGCGCCGTTGCCAATTGGTTCGGGTATTGGTCAGAATGTTGCGTTCGACTTACAAGATATCTGTGGAATATCATCCGTAGATACCGCAACTACTAGTGTATCTAACGCAAAACAAAGAAAGTTTATCCTTGGATTCCAAGGTGGGTTTGATGGTGCTTCTCCATCTGTTCCTGTTCTAGTTGGTAACGACATAATCGCAACGAATCAACAGGGATTCAACTGTTCCACAAACCGGAGCGTTGGTTCATATGCGTATATGCAATGCTTAAATGCATTGAGCAATGCCGATGAATTCGATATCAACCTATTGGTTACCCCAGGTTTAGTTTATGAATATAATCCATACCTAATTTCACAGGGCGTTGAACTTTGCGAAACTCGTGGAGATTGTTTCTATATCCTAGATTCTGCCACAAATAAAACTGCTGGTGCTGCTGCTCTTGACAGCGTTGTTGCCCTAGCTGCTGAATTTGATACAAGCTACGCAGCTACTTATTACCCATGGGTAAAGATTCGTGATGTTAATAGCAACAAGATAATCACTGTTCCACCATCAGTCGTATTGCCAGCAGTTTATGCTGCTAACGATAGAGTTGGCGCAGAATGGTTCGCTCCTGCTGGTTTAACTCGCGGAGGAATCCAAACCGCTGTTCAAGTATGTGATAGATTGACACACGCAGATAGAGATGTTCTTTACTCTGGTCGCGTAAATCCAATCGCTGCATTTCCAGGACAAGGAATTTGTGTATGGGGTCAAAAGACATTGCAGGTTCAGCCAAGCGCACTGGACCGAGTTAATGTCCGTAGATTGCTGATCACATTGAAGAAGTTCGTTGCAAGTTCAAGCAAGTTCTTAGTATTCGAACAGAATGTAACTACCACAAGAAACAAGTTCTTGAACCTAGTTAATCCATATCTACAATCTGTTCAACAACGTTCAGGTATCTATGCGTTCAAGGTTGTTGGTGATGAATCTATAAACACACCAGATATCGTTGATCGTAATATATTGTACTTCCAATTGTACATTCAGCCATCAAAGACTGCTGAATTTATCATAGTAGACTTCAATATAACTCCTACCGGAGCATCATTTAACGCTTAATAGTTAAATAATAAAAACAAAACTCCCACGTAATAGTGGGAGTTTTTTTATGTCCGTGTAACAACGATAGAAAGTGGACAATAAAAAACTCCAATCAAAAGATTGGAGTTTTGTTGTTATTTTTTATTCGGTTTCCATACATATT